TCGGGCGGCTCGAGGACCGCGAGGTGGTCAAGACTTTGGAAATCCTCGAGGGGGCCCGGAAAAACGTGGCGGCTGCCGTGGCATCCACCGAGTGGGAGATGTGTTACATCCCGCAGCTTAAAGAGGGCGTAAACAGGGCCATAGAACAGTTTAAACAGCGGTATATGGGCGAGCAGTCGACGGCCCTTCTCAATCACTGGAATGCCGGGATCGACATGGTGGACTCTCCTCTTCAGTTCGTCGGGGTGAAGGTTCTGGCGCCGGAGATCTCGCGCGTTGCGCTCGAAATCTCGCAGGGGTATTCGGCGGATCTGATCTCGGGGCTCTCGGCGGATGCGCTCAAGCGCGTAAACGGCGAAATCACCCTCGGGATCATGGGCGCAAAACCCGTACAGGAGGTGATCAAGGCGATCGGGCGGAACCTCGATGATAAGAGCATTTTCAAATCGATTGCGGCCAGGGCCGAGGCGATCACTCGCACTGAGCTGGGGAAGGTGAACAGCCTGGCCAGGGAGGCGCGGATCCAGTCGGTGGTGAAAGAAATCCCCCCCGGCCCCCCTTTGCAAAAGGGGGGAGAAAAACAGGTGTGGATGAAAAAATGGATCAGCTCGGGCAAGGCGAAACCCCGGGCGCATCATGCGGGGCTCGATGGGGTGACGATTCCTGTGGATGAAAAATTCCTGGGGTATATCGATTATCCCCACGCTCCGGGCCTGCCGGCGGAGGAAGTCGTCAACTGCGGGTGAACGCACGTGCTTACTTCCCCGGACTGGGAGAAGCAGCCGAAAACATGGGAGCCGGTCGAGTATCAGTCGAGGGCGATTTATGATTAATGCGGAGAGAAGAGCACGGACAAATGAGTTTGTCCATGCCACCTTCAATAACGATTAACTTTTAACCGGGAGGAAATCGCGATGGAAAATAAAAACGACGAACAAGTGAAAGAACAGAAGGAAAATCTTCAGGCGGCCACGAAGGTCAATAACCTCGTCGCCGAAGGCTGCAAGGCCTATGGGATCGACCTGAAATATCTGTTCAATTCCCGGATCAGGATCAATGCTGCCGGGGAGAAGGAGGCCGTCATCGTAACCAATGGCGGAGCCAAGGTGTTTTACAAAAAGGGCGATGAGCCGGAGCCTCTGGATCCGATACGGGTGGACGGAATCATCCGCAAAAAAATGAAGCCCCTTACGGGAAAGAAAAAGAAGTAACCACGGAAAGACGACAAAACGAGATACGCGAAAAAGGAGGCACTCGATGAAGAAACCGCAGTGGTACATACCGGCAGAGATGCGCAGCGCGCAAGACCTGTCGCTCGATGCAATCAACTCCATGCTCTGGGACGCGGTGCGGGATAAATTCTCGGAAGAGAAGAGCGAGGCGTATTTGCAGGAGGTATTTCCGGCCTATCTGATCTACCGGAAGGACGATAAATACTGGCAGATCGGCTGGTCGATCCTCGACGGCGCCGTGACGCTGGGAACCGAGCAGAAAGAAGTCGAGAAGGCCTGGGTGGAGGCCCGCGCCGCTGCGGCTGAAACGGAAAGCGATGAGGCGCTCGAGACCACCATGCGGCTTGAGGGCGCGCGCGATGCGGAGGGGGCGGCCTGGGACGTGACCATCTGCGAGCCCGGGTTTACCAAAAATGGCTGGTATCTATCCGAGGACGTTTTACGCGATGCGGCCGACAGCGGCATCTTTGAAAACGTGGACGTGAATTTGTACGAACTTCCCGCCGGCGCTACGCATGTCCCGGATGTGCTCTTTGACCTGAAACAGCTCCTGGTCAAAAACAAGGCGGCCGCGATCAGCGGGGTGCGCTACGTGGCCGGCGAGGGGATGAAGGGCATCCTGACGTTTCTTGATAGTGCAAAATGGCTCGGGAAAAATTTGATTGCAGCCATGAAAACCGGCGCGCCCGTTTACGGCCTCTCCTATGATTGTGCCGTGCGGGCCCGCAAAGATGTTGTAGACGGAAGATCCGTTATCCGCGCCGTCAAATTCCTGGCGGCCGATAGCGTGGATATCGTTACGCGGCCCGCAGCGGGCGGGAAATTCAACCGGGCGGTCGCCGCCCAAACAAAGGAGGAGATCATGAATAAGAAACAGCTTTGGGACCTGATCCTGCGAATGCGCGCGGATCTGTTGTCCGGGAAAACAATCGAGGCGGTGACAGATGATGAACTGCGGGCCATTGCCGCCGAAATGAAACCGGGTGGGCCCGCCCAGGATCCGGGACAAAAGGACGAAGCCGTGGCGATCCTGCGGAGCGAAATGGCTCTCGATAAGGCTCTCGCCAAAAGCGAGCTGCCTGAAGCGACCCAGACACGGGTCCGCGATCTGTTCAAAGGCAAGGCCGCAACGGACGAGGAAATCCAGCGGGCGGTCGCCGGCGAAAAGGATTACCTCGCCAAACTCAACCCGCAGCCGGGGCTGGAGGTGGGTGATCAGACCCGGATCAGCGTGGGTATCGGGACGGTGCAGCGCGCGCAGATGGCAATGGACAGGGCATTCGGGTTGACGGGCGAGGATATGACAGCCATGAGCCGCATGACCCGGCTCGATAACCAGCCGTTTTTCGACGACCCGGTTTTGAGGAGCAGGCAGGACCTTGAAAAATTCGACGAGGTGCCGGCGTTTCGCGGCCTGCGCGATATGTATGAGTTTTTCACCGGGGACAAGGAAGTGACCGGGCGATTCATGCGCAATAATCTTCCTCCCGATCTCCGCAGCCGGATGGATATCAACAGCGCCACGTTTACCTATGCGCTCGGAAATACGATGGGCAGGCGCCTGGTGAAAGATTATCTGGCGGTCAATTACCGCGAGGATCTTTTGATCTCGGTCCGCAAGGCGGTCAGGGATTTCAGACAGCAGGAAGCCGTTAACGTGGGTTATTTCCCGGATCTTTCGACGGTGGATCCCGAGGCGGCCGATTACGTGGAGATTGCGGCGTTGACCGACGAGGAATCGACCTACACGGTATTGCAGCGGGGGAATATCCTCACGATTTCGCGCAAGGCGATCATCAACGACGACATCTCGCTGATTCAGAGAGGCGTCTCCCGGCTGGGCCGCGCTGCGCGGAGAACGCACGGGAAATACGTCTGGAGTTTCATCGTCGATAATGCCACATGCTCAGACGGAACGGCTCTCTTTACAAACGGGCACGGCAACCTCGGGGCGGCGGCGCTCACCATCGCGACGGCCTATATCGCGTATGTGGCAATGGGAAAATTCACGGAAAAGGACTCCGGCGAGAGGATCGGCCTCCTGGATGATCCGAACGTCAAACCCAATTTGATCGGGCCGGTCGACATCACCCATCTTATCGAGCAGGTGGCCAAGGATGAGTTTTATTATGCGACAAACGATCTGACCGACAAGGTCAGAAATCCGATGATGGGGAAGGTCAATCCAGTAGCCTTAAGCCTGCTGACCGATACGGATGACTGGGCGCTCCTGTATCCCCCCGACGTGGTGGACATCGTGGAAATGGGCTATCTCAACGGGCGCCAGGAACCCGAAATGTTCGTGGCCGACAGCCCCCAGAACGAGCAGGTTTTCGTGGCAGATGAGATCCGCCACAAGATCCGGCACGAGTATGCGGGCGCGGCTATCGCCTATCAGGCAGGGTACAAGGCCGAAGTGTAAGCGAAAATTGGCGATTTGCGATTGTCGAGTGATGATTTAAAAATCGGCAGTCGCGATCGAACATCAACAATCTTTTGACGGGAGGGAACGAGATGATAGCAAGAATCTTCAGAAAACAGACGGCCGCTTGGGCATGGATCGTCATGGCTGCGGTTATGATGATCATGCTCGCTGCGCCGGAGGCGCAGGCGGCATACACCGTGCGCCAGACCTGGGTCAGGTTTTCCGCAACGGCCGGAGAGACCCTTGCCACGGGCGACGTGGTTGCCATTAAGGATGCCGACGGCTACGCCTATGAGGCGGATGCAAATGCGGCCACTCTGCGGCCCGCGATGGGTATCATCGGCAAGGGCGGGGCGAGCGGGGCGACAGTGGAGATCATCATTCAAGGCATCCTGGACGGGTGGAGCACGCTCTCGGAGGGGACCTATGGCTATCTCTCCGAGACGCCGAGCCTGGTAACGCAGAGCGCTCCGAGCTACGCGCAGGTGATCGGCGTGGCCGTTTCAACGACTGCGTATTATTTCAATTTTTCCAACTATTTCGATTCCAGCGCGGTGACCGCCTTGGGAGTACTGTCGGGGGCAAGTCCCGTCATTATGGAGGGGGCCACGGCGAATGACTACGAGACCACAATCGCGGTTGCCGACCCGACGGCGGACAGGACTGTGACGCTTGCGGATGCCGACGGTACGGTGATGCTCTCCAGCCTTGCCGGTAATGCCTCGGGCGTCACCAATTCCGTGACCGGCGGAACCAACCAGGTTATTTTTGAGGGGGCCACAGCCGACGATTACGAGAGCGTCATTACGGCAACCGATCCCACGGCGGATCGGACAATCACGATTCCCGATAGAACCGGTCAGGTTCAGTTGGCCTCGGCGGCAAGCGTAATCACTCCCAGCGCCACCCCCACCCTTACCGTTGGTTTGTCGAATGTATATACAGACACTCCAACCGACAATGAGGATCAAACAATCACCTTTTCGGGAGCGGGTACGGCGGGAGACGAAATCACCATTATCTTTATCACCATCGGCACGGCGGATGAGGTGATCACGTTCCATGCGACACTCGTGTCATCCACCGGAACCTTGACGTGTGATACGACAGCGGCAAGGTACTACGTGGTCAGGTTCATTTCAAACGGAACGCACTGGTATGAAGTTTCCAGGACGGCAGTGCAGACATAACGGATCGTTAGACTGTAGGCCGTTAGCCTTCCGGCCAATGGCCTACAGACATCTGCCGCGCGACTTGCGCTGCAGATCGAGGTGCCGAAAACAGGGCTCAGGAGGGGTTGACATGAAAGAGGGGGGATTGGGCGGGCAAGGGCGGAGGGCTGCGGTGTGGGCTAAAATGGGCCTGTCGGTGGGGCTGTTTTGCCTGGTTTTCGGGTTTATGATGGGTTTCGCTTTGCTCAACCCATCCTACGCCGATGATCGGAAGACGAGCGTTATAACCTTCCTGTCAAGCGGGACATACACCGCTGCAACAGCCTACTCCACGGGATTCGGGGTCTCCGCCTATGCAGAGGGGCAGATCCTGGTCAATGTGACGGCCGAGGCGGGCACCTCTACCCTGGATATCACCATCCAGACAAGCGACGACAATTCGACGTATTACGATCACACGACCTGTGCCCAGATCACGGCCACCGGACAGTATCGGTTCGCAGTCACGAATTTCGGGAAGTATGTGAGGCTCAAATATATAGTCGGCGGCACGAGTTTCACTTTCCAGGCCGTTGGCGTGTTTAAAAATTAGCAGATGGATCGAGAAAAATGACTACACGGCAAGATTACATTACAGCGATCGGGCAGTTCGTCCAGGGCGAGATCCCGCTGGGTGAGGCGGACAAGATTCTGGCCATTAACGTGGCCTTGAAAACCCACTCGCGGCATAAACCTCTGATCGTTGTGGAGGATGAGAGCGGGGATGCCGGCTTTGATTATGACATCGCGGACCTGGCCTCCTGGAGTGACGGATTCAGCGTGATCCGGCAGGTGGAGTACCCGGTCGATGACGACGATGAGACGCCGGACATCCTGCAGGACGATGCGTGGATGATCTATGAAACGCCCGCCGGGAAGGTCCTCCGTTTTCTGGACAATTCCCCGGCGGCGACCGAGAGTTTCCGGGCGACCTATACGGCGCTTCATACCTGTACGGATGCGGCCTGTACGGTCAAAACCTTTGACGAGGAGGCGGTCCAGGCCCTGGCGGCCGGTTTTTTCTGCGAGATGTTGGCCACCTTTTACGCCCAGTCCGGAGACAGCACGATCGGGGCGGACAGCGTGGATCACAAGAGCAAAGCGGCCGAGTACTCGGGCCGGGCGAGGGCTTATAAGAAAATCTATTATGATCACATTGGCGCGAAAGAAGGATCGCCTGGAGCTGCGAGCGTCACCAGGGATCAGGACGCGCCGGGGACGTGGGGCGATAAGCTGACGCACAAGCAAAAATACAGATGATCAGCCACAGACACACACGGACAA